TGTGTTGTTACATTTATTCCGCTTTATTCCGTGTTATTGTAACATAATTCCACAAAGCGCGCGCTCGTAGCTATTTGACGTGCATGGGGTCACAGGTTCGAGTCCTGTACCGCGCACCAGACAAAAGCCTTGAAACTCAACGGTTTCGGGGCTTTTTCTTTTTGCCGTTTTCTGACGCTGTTTGTAGCGTGTTAGTAACGGCGGCAACAAGTGTATCGGGATCGAGGTGCGTGTAGATGTTCGCAGTGGTGGAATAATCCGCGTGACCGATGATTTTTTGAAGAAATTCCGGGGGCAGACCTTCCTTGACCGCGCGCGTGGCGTAAGTGTGGCGCGTGGCATGGGGGGTCTTTCTTTTTATCCCGAGGCGATCCAGCATGGGATAGTAGTCGCGGCGGCGGAAGTTGGCGGGGATCTTCTGCCCCTCGTATCCGGAGAGCAGTAGCTTTCCGGTCGCTTTTGCGGCGAAGTAGGCAAAATACGGCTTCCCCTCTGGGCGGATCGGAATGACGCGATCCCGTCCGGCTTTTGTTTTCTCACCACCGACTACATAGGTTGCGTGATAATCCGCGAGCGGCAAGGAGAATAGCTCACCGATGCGCATACCGGTGGCAAGGAGCATGAGGACGATCTTTGCGGCGTCGCTTCCGTCTGCCTCGATCTTCTCGATCTCTTCCGTGGTGAATACTTCCTTTTCTTTCTTGACGTTCTCGGGGAGCTTGACAAATTTCGCAAAGTTGGTGGAGCAGATTTCCTCGCGTATCGCCCAATTCGACATTTGTGTGATGAGCTGCTTGTACTTCGACACGGTGGAGTGGGATTTGCCCATGTGAAGATCCACAACGGACTGGAAGTCGGAAGCGCGCAGGTCGCGGAATTTCTTATCGTAGAGCGGCTTGAACACCTTATAGGCATTTTCATAGGATTCTACGCCGGAGGGCCCGATCTCACGGAAATGCTCGTCCTTCCAATCTTCGTACACTTCGGAAAAGGTCATATTATATCGCTCGTCCAGCGGACGCCCTGTAAGCCGTTCTAAGGCATCTACGGCGTCGGTCTTGCGGGGGTAGTATCCGATGATGACCCGATTCTTTGCGGCGACCCACGGGCGCGATCTGCGCCCTGAGAGCTTATATACCGTGCCGGTTCCGTTGGCGCGCTTGAGCGCCTTGCGCTTTTCCGGCACTTGCTTTTTGCCGCACATAGGACAAAACAGCGCGCCATCCGGCAGCGCTGCTTTACATTTGATGCAATTCGCCATGTTAGCCCCTCCAAAATCCATAGTCGGCGCAGTGCATATCGATAAACAAGCCCCATGCAGCCAGTAACACCACCATGATAAACAGAATTAAAACCACGCCGTTGCGGATACGGACGCCACGCCGCATGATCTCGATGGTATCAGCCTTCGCGTCAACGTGGCGTTCCAGCTCATCGTTGCGCGCTTGCAAGGTCTCCTCGGTCGGCGTCAAGTGTTCGGTAATTCCGAACACTTCATCAAGAGATATGCCGAGCACCTTGCAGATCGGCGCGACGGTGTAAATGGACGGGGCTTTTGACAGCTTGGAAAAGAAATTTTGCACGGTGGACAGCGGCACGCCGGAAGCGTCGGAAATATCGTGGTAGGTCAGTTTCAATTCTTCTTTACGAAGTTTACACAGCTCTTGGATATTCATTTACATCACCTTAACTTTTCTGGTTTCCGCCTGTTTGGGGTGTCAAAAGTGGGTCTGTCGAACGCGGTCGAATGCCGTCGTGTTGCAAGGTCTTGGTATTGAAGTGGCAAGGTAAAGCGCGATATGGTCAAAACAAGCAGCGGCGACCGCTCCCCGCTGCTGCTGAAAAGCCCTCGCCGGTGTTGCAGAGGCGGCGAGGGCTTTGCTTAAATATCCGGGAAATAATCTTTCGACACTTCATCGGTGCTCATATTCCCGTTGGATACTTTATAGAGAGTTAGCGTCCACCCGTAAACCATTTCGTCATCTGCGGTGAATTCAAACGTTTCGTTGCATTTGAAATACTCGGTGCTTTCTCCAAACTTATACTCTTTTCCGTACCAGTCCGAACCATACGCATAATAGATCGCGTATGTGCCGAGCGGCACATCTACTTCGGCACTTCTTGCCGACACGAGGAAAGACATTGCCCCGTTGGATATTGCCTCTCCGTCGATTGGTTTTAACACGATATAGAAATTGGAATCTCCAGCGGTTTGCACCGTCAAAGGTGCGACCTGATCACCGGACGGGTATGTGACAATCTGCCCATTGCGAAAGCTCACAGGTTGCAGTGGGACGAGCCTGCCGCCTCCACTACTAACCGTTTCAGTTGGAGGCTTTACTGGCGGAGAATCATTCATGTCGGACTCGTTCAATGGCCCGGAACTTTCAATTGAAAGCCAGATGATCCCGCAGATGACGGCTGCGAAAAGCAGCGGCTTTAATGCTACCGACAGGATATCAACTTCCGGAGAGCGTTGCGTTCTGCTGATCCGCTTTTGCCTGTTTCTCTTGGATTCGTTTTCTAAAACCATCTGCCGATAGACGCGGTATTGCTCGACGGTCATTCCCATCATGAACGCGTCGTATTCTTCTTGCGTCATTTGCGTTAGGTTGGGAGATTCGTCAAATTCATCAACTGTTGGTTCAATGGGATGATCATGGATATCGCGTGAGGCGGATTCCGGCTCAACCTGCGTCGAGGTTTCTGATACCGCCTCATCAGGGGCAGGCTGCTTTGACTTAGAGGACACCGCCTTAATGATTTTCTTTACTTTGCGGTGTTGGTAGTGCGCTTGCTTTTCAAAATAATTCGGGTCGGTATACAATCCCACAACAATTCCCTCCCATGATTGGTAGCCGTGATGAAATGAACCGCGGCGCGGTATATGATAATTGGAATTATTTACATACGGAGGATAAAAGAGATGACTGAAAAGCAGAGAGCCGCTTACCTCAAGATGACAGAAGGGGAAAGGAAAGAATTCCTTCGGGGAGAGGTAGAGCGTATCGCCGCGCTGCCGGAAAACGAACACGACGCGGCCTTTGATGCGCTGCGCGAGGCCGTCATGCCGAAAATCACCGATCTTCCGGTGAAGGGGAGCGATCTGACCTACGGTGAATATTGTCAAAAGAAAGGTCTCGATTGGCGTACAGGGGAACCCAACCGCGCATGAGGTCGCCATAGGGCACGCAAAACGCAGCGGCGACGCGGCGCAGCTGCTCGTCGGTGGGCGCTTCCAGCCCCAGTGCGATATTCCCCGCCATGTTAAAGTCGCAGCCGATGATCTGCTGTAACGTGGCCGTCGGGACCTTATACTGCGCGGCCAGAATCGCGACAGGGTGCGGCGACCAGATGCGCGCGGTATCCATATCTACATACGGGCGCTTGCTTTCATCATTGAAAGCAGGCGCTTTTTCTGCGTCGCTTTCAGATAAATCACCGCTGTCCAATTCCTCAAGGGTTACGCTGAAATAGTCGGCGATCTTTCTTGCGGTATCTAATTTTATGGTTCTTGTAGGGTCATCTTGCAGTTTCGTCATAATGCTCTTACTCATACCTAAGTCAGAGCACATTTTTCCGGGTTTAATCCCCTTCTTATCACACAAAGAGCGGATGGTTTCGTACAAAGTCCCCAAAAAGCTACCTCCACTATTGGTCATAGAAACAAAAGTACTCTAAAGGGGCAAAAATGGCTTGAAAAGTTTCCTAAGGGGAACTATAATAAGACCATAGGCAGTCCTGATAAAAGTACTCTACTGGTTGTTGGCGCTTCCATTATAGTACTTTTTAGGGAACTGTCAAGAGCCTTTTGCGATAGGGTGAGGCAAACGCGCGGTTGAGAATGCGGCGGGTCGCCTTCCCGCCGTATCTCGTCACACTTTGTTTCCGCCGCGTTGCGGGTGCAGGCGAGCACCCCTCGGCGCGGTTGAACGGCTTCGTATGAGAAACGGGTGCGCTGACCGCACCGCTGTCCGTTCAGTTACCGGGAACACAGGAAATTAGGCATGAAGCCTGCGATAGCCGATGTGGCCTGCATGGGCATCACCCCTTTCCGCACGTGCAGCTTTATTCTATCACAAAAGGTTCTCTAATTCAAACTATTTGAATGGAGGGAATGACTTGTTTTACGAACTACTGAAAGAAGTGTGCAAGAAGAAGCGCACGACGCCGAGCGCCGTATGCGTGGCACTCGGAATGAGCAAAAGCAATGTGACGGCGTGGAAAGAAGGGCGAATCCCGAGCCTTTACACGGTGATGCGCATTGCGAAGCACCTGAATGTGCCGGTGACGCGGCTGATCCCGAAGGAGTAAGGAGGAACAAAGATGAAGACGATTCAGACGATGGACTTAAACGAGTGCGCGGCGTATCTGAGAGATCACGGCCTGCGCATCTCGAACGAATCACTGGCAGACGGCATTCAGCAGGGTGCGTACCCCTTCGGCGTTTGCATCGAGGGAAAGCGCAGGATCTTCCAGATTTTCACACGGCTGGTGAACGAGTGGATCTCGGAACGCGAGGTGGAGGCATGATCGACACGTTATTTTTCGGCGGTATCGCCGCTGCGGTGATCGCGCTCAACGGCTGCGACTTTGCGACGAGCCTCGCCGTCATCGGCGCGTGTGCGGTGTGCAAGGTGCTGTATGACCTGCTGCCGTTTATCGACAGGGGGTGCAGACGATGAGAAAGCACGACAAGCGCACGAGAGAGCAGCGCAAGGCCGACGAGGCAATGCTTTTTGCCGGTATCTGCCTATTGCTGGCGGCGGTGCTCATCGCGGTCTCGGCGATGATGTGATGTACCGCTGCGAATGGTGCGGGCTGACCTTTGACGAGCCCGACGTCTTGCGCAGGCGCGAGAACCTTGACGGCGAGCGCGGCGTGGAGACGCAAACGACACTATGCTGCCCCTTCTGCGGGGTGGAAGACATCGAGGTAACAAAAGATGAAGATGCAGAAGATATCGACGCGCGGGATGAGCCGCGAGGAGTGGCTTAAAGAGCGCAAGAAGAGCCTCGGCGGCAGCGACATGGGCGCGGTGCTGGGGCTGAATAAATACCGCTCGCCCTACACGGTATGGGCGGAAAAGACCGGAAGGATCGGCGAAGAGCCGGAAAACGAGGCAATGCGAATCGGGAGAGACCTCGAGGGCTACGTCGCAACTCGATTCGAGATAAAAACAGGGTTGCGTGTCCGCAAGGTGAACTACATCCTGCGTAACGATGAGGCTCCGTGCCTACATGCGAACATTGACCGTATGGTGTTGCCGGCTGGTTGGCACGCGGGCCTTGAATGCAAGACCGCGAATGCGCTGAACATGAAGCGCTATGCAGTTGGCGAATTCCCAGAGAGCTATTACGCGCAGTGCGTGACATATCTCGCCGTGACGGGGTGGGAACGCTGGTTCTTGGCGGCGCTGGTGCTGGGCAAGGGCTTTTACTGCTACCAGATCACGACCGTCCCCGATGACTATGTTCCCGGATGGTGCGAGAGCAGCGTGTATGTCAGCCCGGATGAGATCGAGGCGCTGAAACGCAGTGCAGCGGACTTCTGGCACGACTACGTGGAGGCTGACAGCCCGCCGCCGATGGACGGTGACGCGAGCACGACTGAGGCGCTTGAAAGCATTTACGAGGGCGGCGGAGGTGACGTGGAGCTATTCGGGCGCGAAAGGCTTGTCGAGCAGTACCAGTACTTGATGAGCCGCAAGAAAGCCATCGAGAAGGGCGCGGACGCCATCAAGCAGCAGCTCATGAACGACCTTGGTGACAATGAGCGCGGATACTGCGGGCGATTCACGGTCGACTGGAAGGCGCAGAGCCGACAGACATTCGACGCGAGGGCATTTGCGAAGGACCACCCAGACATGGACCTGAGCAGTTACTACAAAACGACAAATTTCCGCAAATTTGCGGTGAAGGAGGACAAGGAAAGATGAAGGAAGGATTGATTCAGAACGCGCAGGGTGCGCAGGCCGTAAAGAAAGGCAATCCCACGATGCAGCAGTACATCAAGCAGATGGAGGGTGAGATCGCAAAGGCGCTGCCGAGCGTCATCACGCCGGAGCGCTTCACGCGCATCACACTTTCTGCGTTGAGCGCAAACAAACAGCTCGCGCAGACCACTCCGCAGAGCTTCCTCGGCGCGATGATGACGGCGGCACAGCTCGGCATGGAGCCGAACACGCCGCTTGGGCAGGCGTACCTGATCCCGTACCGCAACCACGGCCAGCTGGAATGCCAATTCCAACTGGGATACAAGGGGCTCATTGACCTTGCGTACCGCAGCGGTGAGGTCAGCATCATTCAAGCGCAGGTCGTTTACGAGAACGACGAGTTTGAATATTCCTTCGGCCTTGAGCCGAAGCTCAACCACAAGCCCGCCTGCGGCGAGCGCGGCGAGCCGAAATTCATCTACGCGATGTTCCGCACAAAGGACGGAGGATTCGGCTACGACGTGATGAGCGTTGAGGACGTTCGCAACCATGCGAAGCGCTTTTCCAAGGCCTACAGCAATGGCCCGTGGCAAACGAATTTCGAGGAGATGGCAAAGAAGACTGTGCTCAAGCGCGTGCTCAAGTATGCGCCGCTCAAGAGCGACTTTGTTCGCGCGGTGGCGCAGGACGAGACCATCAAAACGAAGATCAGCGAGGACATGTATTCCGTGAGCGATGATACGGTCATCGAGACGGAGAACTACACCGTGGATGAGACGACCGGCGAGGTCATCGAAAGCGACGGTGACGCACAGTGAGCATGAATCGCGTGTGCCTGATGGGGCGCATCGGGCGGGACTTGGAGCTGAAAAAGACGCACAGCGGCGTATCCGTTGTGTCGTTCCCTCTTGCCGTTGACCGCAACGGCAAGGAGGGCGGCACAGACTGGATCGAGGTTGTCGCATGGCGCGGCATGGCAGAAGTGCTCTGCAACTACGCCGGACGCGGGCGGTTGCTCGGCGTCGAGGGGCGCTTGCAGATGCGCGACTGGACAGACAAAAACGGAACCAAGCGCAGGAGCTACGAGGTGCAGGCTGACAACGTGTATTTCGCAGACAACAGGCGCTCGGAGGGTAACGATACCACCGCGCCGCAATACGCCACGGAGAACGCCGCAGGCGACTTTGCAGAGGTCAGCGAGAACGACGGCGAGCTGCCGTTTTAAGGCGGTGACGACATGGGAGCTGCCTCGACAAGGTGCTATGTAAAGGCATATTACGACTGGATCGAGCAAACAGCAGCACTGGAAGATGACGAAAAAGGCCGCCTGTTTGTTGCGATTTTAGAATATGCCAGGTCGGGCGAAATTCCAGAAAACCTCGGAAGAGAATCCCTTTTATTCCCGGTATTCAAGGCGGTCGTCGACCGTGACGCTCAAAAATCCGGTACGCTGGCTCAAAATGGAGCGGCTGGCGGTAGAGCGTCAAAAGCAAATGTAAGCAAACGCAAGCAAACGCAAGCAAATATAAGCAAATGTAAGCCTACTAATAACATAAGACATAAGACAGAAGACATAGAACATAAGACAGAAGACGATATACCCCCTAAATCCCCCTCTACGGGGGACGCATTTGAGCGTTTCTGGTCAGTTTACCCGCGAAAAATCGGGAAACAGTCTGCTAAGAGAGCTTTCGAGCGGGTCAAAGTCCCCCTCGAAACACTTGTGACCGCAGTGGAGCGGCAGAAGTGCAGCGACCAATGGGCGCAGAACAACGGGCAGTTTATTCCACACCCCACCACATGGCTGAATCAAGGCCGGTGGGACGATGAACTGCCTGAGAGCGCAGGGGGGCATCGGAACACTGGAGCTTTTACCGGCGGCGATGTATTCGCCGAGATGCTTGAGGAGGAAAAGAACCGTGGAAAGAGCTGACGTAATTAGCCTTTTGGGGCGATTAAAACAGGCTTATCCGCAGGCCTATGCCAAGATGACCCGCGCGGAAGCCGAAGAGCTGGTTTCCCTTTGGTCGGACATGCTGGGCAATGAAGACCCCGCCGAAGCGATGGACGCAGTGAATGCGCTGATTGCCGAGGATACGAGGGGATTCCCCCCGAAGGTCGGCCAAGTGCTTGCAAAGATCAGGGGTGCAGCTTCCCCGCGCGTCTCGGTGGCGTGGATGAAGCCATACATCGAGCGGATAGCCGAACAGGAGGCGTTCATGCCGAGCGTATCGCGTTATGCGAGAGAACACGGACTGACGTGGGAAGCGGCGGCTGCCGAAATGGCAGGCGGTGCGCCGTGAGCGGGTATCGCGGGGGCATTTTCAAGTGCCCGTTTTACTCGCGGGACTACCGCGACTATCTCAACTGCGAGGGTGCACAAGTCAAGCTGCCGAAAGAAGAACTGGACGAATATACGCGGCGCTACTGCGCCAACGAAGAATGGCGGCGCTGCCCGATCGCTCGGGCGCTGACGCTGCACTACGAAAGGACGGAGAACCGATGAGCGAAAGAAACAGAGACAAGGTAAAACGGCTTGAGCACGAGCTCGGCAGATACCAGAAAAAAGTCGGCGAGCTGATGAAAGCGAATGCGAAGCTGCGTGAGGATATGAAGGGGCTGAACCAGCTGCGCATGGCGTTCGACGCTTGGATTATCCAGATCGCGCTTGCCTACGGCGAGGCAGTGAAGGACCCCGACACGGGAGAAGATATCCCACGCATGAAGGCGCTCCACCTCGAAAGGCCGAAGGTGAGCCCACTGCTTGGGCAATACGAGATTCACCAGCGCGTCGATGAGAAGAACGTGATGCATATTGCGGTCGGCCTGCGGGACGACCCCTCGGACAGCAAGGCGGAGGTAAACGATGGCTCTGACATCGGCTGATCTCGCGAGGCTCGGGCCGCAGGCGCAGAAGCAGGTGCTTGACAAGCTGGCAGGCACGCAGAAGCCGAAAAAAAGCAAGTACGGAAACCGAAAGGTCGTGTGCGACGGCATCAAGTTCGATTCCGAGCGTGAGGCGGCGCGGTTCGGCGAGCTGAAAGTGCTGCGAGCGATGGGCAGGATTCGCGATTTGCGGCTGCAAGCGAATTTTACGCTCGTGGAGGGCTACACGACCATTGAGGGCGAGAGGATCAAGCCGATGGTCTACCGTGCGGATTTCACCTACGAACGGGCGACCGAGCCGGACTGCAACGAGACGGTGCACTGGCTGCGCGAGGTCGAGGACGCAAAGGGCATGAAAACGAAAGACTATCTGCTAAAAAAGAAACTGATGCAGGACAAGTACGGCATCACGATCCGCGAGGTGTGAGATGAGCTTTGAACACTGCCACTTCTGCAAGCCGCCTGTGCGCTATCCCGGCTGTCAGGACCATTGCCCGCACTACGCGGAGGATATCGCAAAGGTCCGGGCGGCGAAGGCCGAAGAGAAGCGGCAGACGCAGGCAAAAGACGATTATTTGGGAGCGCGCCAGTTCAAAACGCGGCGCGGTCAGAAACTGAGAAAATAAGGGAGCGAAAAGATGAATGCAAAAGACATTGCGGAGCGGATCCGCAACCTGAGAAAAGCAAGGGGCATGAGCCAATCGCAGTTTGCCGCCATGTGCGGCCTTGTGCAGGGGCAGCTTGCGAATTATGAGTATGGGCGCATTATGCCGACCATCCCGTTGTGCGAGCGCATCTGTGAGGCCGTGGGCATCCGTGTGATCGACTTTCTGAGCGAGGATAAAGCGCCGAAGGGGCCTATCCCGACCGAGCAGCGCATCGGCGAGCGCGTCAAGGCGTGGCGACAGATGCGCGGGCTGAATCAGGAGGCCCTCGCAGAAAGGGCCGGAATAGCGGACAGCACGATCTCCTGCATTGAGCGAGGCGGACGATATGGCGCGGTATCGACGTATCTGTACCTTGCCCAAGCGCTCAACGTGCCTATCGAGGCGCTGCTGGGGGGCGAATGATATGAGCAGATTTGTCATGTCAAAAACGCCGTGGGAACGCTGCCCATATCCGGGGCTGAAAGCGTTTTTGGAATCGACGAATTACAACCAGACGACGCTCGCCGCCGCAACGGGAATCAGCGCATCGGTCATCAGCCGATATGTCAAGGGCGATATCGAGCCGACCATCCAAAAGCTGCTGGCGCTGGAAGATCTGACGGGACTGACGTTCCGCGAGATGTTCGGGGAATGCGAGGGGAGACGATGAAGGGTTTAGTTGCCTGCGAGGAATCGCAGGAAGTCTGCAAGGCGTTCCGCGCATTGGGACATGAGGCATATTCGTGTGACATCCAGGAACCGTCCGGCGGACACCCGGAGTGGCATATCCTGGGAGATGCGCTCAAGGCTATCGAGGGGGGGATAGTGACTACCATGGACGGGGAGACGCATGACGTCGGCAAATGGGACCTGCTGATCGCACATCCGCCGTGTACATACCTAACTGTTACCGGGAATCGCTGGTTTAACACGGAAAGATATGGCGAAAAGGCGGTCAGACGGTTGGAGTTGCGAGAAGAAGCTGCGGCGTTTTTCCTGGCCTTTGTAAATGCCGACGTTTGTAAAATCGCGGTAGAAAATCCGGTCGGATATATGTCTACATACTATCGTAAGCCTGACTGTATTATCCAGCCATATGAATTTGGGCACCACGCAAGAAAAAAGACTTGCCTATGGCTAAAAGGATTACCTGCTTTGCGGCCGACAAACATTGTAGATGCAGGAGATATTTTGCCAGGTGGATACAGTGTGGGGGCAAGCGCAAACTATGCAAAAGACGAGACTGGTAAGATTATGCGATGGAATGACCCGCGTACGGCAAAAGCAAGGAGCAAAACCTTCCCTGGCATCGCCCAGGCCATGGCGGAGCAGTGGGGCGGGGACATTAGGGAGGAAGAATGATGACAAAGAAAATCCTTGACGTGACCTGCGGGAGCAGAACGATTTGGTTCAACAAGGACCATCCTGCTGCGATCTACTGCGACATTCGGGACGAGGAATGCACGGGGGTCTGGAAGAGCACCAACAGAGATTCAGAACGAACCTGCATCGTGCATCCTGACGTGCTGTGCGACTTCACAGATCTGCCGTTTCCCGATAATTCTTTTGCGCTGGTCGTATTTGACCCGCCGCACCTTCGGCGCGTCGGTGAAAATGCGTGGATGCGGAAGAAGTACGGGCAGCTTGGCGAGAATTGGCGCGAAATGCTGCATGACGGATTCCGCGAGTGTATGCGCGTATTAAAACCGGACGGCGTGCTGATTTTTAAGTGGGCAGAAACGCAAATTCCCGCCGCAGATGTTTGGGCGGCAATCGGAGAACGACCCCTTTTTGGGCATCATAGCGGCAAAAAATCACAGACCTTTTGGGGCTGCTTTATGAAGCTGGAGGCGGGCGCATGAAGGTACTGGAACTATTTGCCGGGACGCGGAGCGTGGGCAAGGCGTTCGAGCGGCGCGGACACGAGGTGTATTCCATCGAGTGGGATAAGGACTTTGACCATATCGATTGGTACGCGGATATCATGACCGTCACAGCGCAGGATATCTTGGACCGCTTTGGGCGCCCGGACGTTATCTGGGCCAGCCCGGACTGCGCGACGTTTTCTATTGCTGCGATATCCCATCATCGCCGCAAAGACCCCGTGACGGGGAATTTGGATCCAATCAGCGAGTATGCAAAGTTCTGCGATGCAGTCGACCAGCATGTTTTACGTCTGATTTTAGCCTTATCTCCTATGTACTGGTTCATCGAGAATCCGCGCGGCGGGCTGCGCAAAATGTCGTGGATGGAGGGGCTGCCGCGATACACGGTGACATATTGCCAGTATGGAGATACGAGGCAGAAGCCGACCGACATCTGGACAAACCACCCGGACCCGAAATTCAAGCCAATGTGCCACAAGGGCGACCCGTGCCATGTGCCCGCGCCGCGAGGGGCGAGGACAGGGACGCAGGGGCTGAAAAACAGCAGGGAGAAAGCGATCATCCCGGCAGCCCTGTGCGAGCACATCGTAGACATTTGTGAGGAGGCCTGCCGCATTTGAGGGCAGTAACGGCATCCTGAGCGTGGCCACGAAAGAGACGACTGCGCACGGGCGCGTCGTCTACATCAACGAGGCGCACCGCTACTTTACGGCGGAGGCCGATAGCAACGGGAAGAAGCTCAGAGAGAGCTTTAAATTTTAACAAAAATCAGGAGGAATTTTCACCATGAATAACAATCAGGACTACATCGTTCGCTGCGACCGCGCAGGCGTTTTCTTTGGCAAGATTAAGGAACGCAACGGTTCGGAGGTAACCATGACCGATGTGCGCAAGCTGTGGAGCTGGGACGGTGCGTGCGCTGTGGAACAGCTCGCACAGGACGGAACGAAAATACCGGGTAACTGCCGTTTTACCGTGACGAGTCCGGAAATGACCGTGCTGGGCGCGATCCAGATCATCCCGTGTACGGATGATGCATCGGTATCGCTTCGCGGCGTAAAGGAGTGGAAGAGATGACGCTTGATGATAAGGTCAAGGTATTCCTGTCAGTGGACTCCGGCTCCGGCTCCGGCTTCGGCTTCGGCTCCGGCTTCGGCTCCGGCTCCGGCGACGGCGACGGCTCCGGCTACGGCATTAAAAGTTTCAATGGGGACCCAGTTTATCGAATTGACGGCGTAAATACGCTGATTCGTTCCGTGCACGGCAACACTGCGCACGGGGCAATCGTGAACAATGATTTGACGCTTACACCGTGTTACATCGTCAAGCAAGACAACATTTTCGCGCATGGCGAAACGCTGCGAGAAGCAATGGAAGCGCTGCGAGACAAACTTTTCGAGGATATGCCGGAAGACGAGCGCATCGACACGTTCCTGCGAGAGACAGCCCGCGAAAAAACGTATCCGACGCAATATTTTTACGACTGGCATCATCGCTTGACCGGATCGTGTGACATGGGGCGAAAGCAGTTTGCCCGAGACCACGGTGTTGACCTCGAGCATGGCATGATGACATTGACGGAGTTTTTGGAGCTGACAAAAGGCGCTTATGGCGGAGACGTGATTCGAAAAGTGATTAGTAAGATGCAGGAGGTGGGGGGATGGAACGACTGACATTTGAGGGGAACTTCTGCGACATTGCGCAATGCCGGGAGATTCCGTGCCAGTATAACGGCGCGTGCTCCCAGCGGAAAGTGTGGGAGCGGCTGAAAGCCTACGAGGACACGGGGCTGACGCCGGAAGAAGTTCTGCCGAAAGATAAGGCAGACGAGATCGCGCTGAAGCTCATGCGTCTTGCTGATTTAGAGAATTTTTGCAGTTATACCCGCTTGCGCGAGCTGGCCGAGGCCGACAAGGACGGACGGCTGGCGGTGCTGCCGTGTAAGGTGGGCGATACGGTGTATTTCAGAACCTACGACTGCAACGGGACGGTAGACCTTGGCATTCAGCCACACAAGGTCACAACCATTGTGGGGCACGCCATTGTCCGTGGGAGGTATACCGATGTCGGGCTGTTGCCGGGTCAGTGTGGAGTAAGCTGGTTCCTCACCCGCGAAGAGGCGGAGAAAGCATTGGAGGCGATGAAATGAGCCGGCTATGGAATTGGTGTGCATTCTGCGGAAAGCGCATCGAAACGGGCGAAAAGTGCTACGGCTTGCCAAATGGAGAGAGCGTATGCACAGATTGCTGTGTTGCAGAAAACGAGGGCGCGGCTGTATCCGACGGGGAGGAAGAACAGGAGAACGACAATGGATAAATACATTAAGCAAGAAGCGGCGATTGCGATAATTGAAGAAAAGCAAAAAGAACTATGCCCTATCGGGCGATACGGCAGAGGTTATGTTTATGGCTCAGACAGGGAGAAGTATGACGCTTGGGATGAGATTATTGATGCTTTAGAAAATATACCCGCCGCTGACGTTGCGCCGGTGGTGCGGTGCGAAAAGTGCGAGTACGTCAGGGCCAAAGTAAATAGACATACAGGCGAGCAGGTCGGTGTCTGGTGCTACTTGTGGGACGAAATCGACATCAGCGCAGACGATTATTGCAATCGCGGAAAGCCGAGGGAGGGCGCAAATGCTGACGATCACGATTAAAGCCAACGTCCCCGCCGCTGATGCGCAGGGCATCAAAGAGCGCATCGCCATGGATATCGAGCGATACGGCGACTGCAAGGTCGTGAGCATCGTGAGCGACCGGGGGAAAGAGGAACAGCTACGAATGAAAGGAGACAAATTATGAGCATCAACGTAAAGAAGTACACCAAAGACCAGATGGCGAAGATGGTGGAGGACGCGCAGGCCGAAGTGCAGGAATTAAAGCGGGTAAACGCCGCACTGGCCGAGCAGATCAGCCAGATGAACGGCGAGGCCATCACCCGCGAGAACGTGATCGCAAAGCAGAAAGCAGACGCGGACTGCCTGCGAAAAAATCTCGATGCCACTGAGGCGGCGCTTGGGCGGGCGAATGCGGAGTTGACGTATTCTGTCGCTGAAAAGAACGCGCTGCGGAATGACGTAACTAAAATGACGGATAGAGCCGCTTTTGAGCTTGGGCGCGCTGACTACGCAGAATCCCACCCGTGGAGAACCATGTGGGCGTGGTTCAAGAGAAAGATGGGGGGCAAGGCATGATGCGCGATCCTATCGGGCCGTTAGGGGCCTATGGCGTATGCCCCGTCTGTGGCGCCCCGGACGTGGACTATGACCCGAAAACAGAGATCAGCGAGTGCAAGCGCTGCGGGTTCCGCAATGAGGAAGAGGCCCGCAGGAATCGAAAGAAACGGGAAAGAAACGGTGAGGTATAACGAAAGAGTCAGGGCGAAAGCCCTGCCTCTTTTTGCTGCGGGAGAGAGGGGAAGGGGGGATTATAGGGGGGATAGGGAGAGAGAGTGCTATACGCAGAATGTATCTATGTTGTGTGTATGTAACTATACAGAGGAGAGCGCAGAAAGGAAAGAGAAAGTTTCTGCGCCCGTGGTGAGAAATAAAAAATGGCGTGTTACCGTCGGAAATAGGAAGCTCGGTTCCCCGAGCGGGGATAAGAATGCTGCGCGATAAGGCCGAGGACGGGGGGCTTGCAGCATAAAAAAGAAAGGCGGTGGCGGCATGGCAAAAGCGGGATGTCATCCCAAATATGCGACGGTCGAAGAAATGCAGGCCGTCATTGACCAATACTTCGAGGATTGCAAGGGAGAGCCGATCATCGGGGACGATGGGATGCCGATTCTCAACAAATTCGGACAGCCGTTTATCATTCACCAGCGACCGCCGACGGTGACGGGGCTGGCGCTTGCGCTGGGATTTACAAGCAGGCAAGCGCTGCTGAACTATCAGGCAAAGAAAGGATTCGTTGACACGGTCACGCGCGCGAAGTCTCGCATCGAGGCTTACGCAGAGGAACGCCTCTTCGACCGAGACGGTCAGCGTGGCGCGGAATTCAGCCTGAGATACAATTTCCGCTGGGTAAATGACGAGAAGAAAGACGGTGGCGGAGAGAGCGTGTGCGGTGTGGCAGAGCTGCCCGCGGTAATGCCTGTTCCGCAGGACGCGGGAGGTGATGCGAATGGCGAAGCGTAGCGTGGTATGGAAGCCGCAGCCCAAGCAGGCACTCTTTATGAGCCGCTGGGAGGACGAGGCTCTATACGGCGGCGCAGCCGGTTAGGCGGGGGGAAATCCGATGCGTTGGTCATCGAGGCATTGCGTCAGGTGAACATCCCGTATTACAAGGCGATCATCCTGCGAAAGACCTTCCCGCAGCTTGCCGAGCTCATTGACAAGACGCTGAATTACTACCCGCGTATTTACCCGGGCGCGCGCTACAACGGCAGCAGCCACACGTGGGCATTCCCGAGCGGTGCGAAAATCATCTTCGGCTCGATGCAGTACGCAAAGGACAAGATCAAATATCAGGGTCAGGCGTATGACTTTATCGCATTCGACGAGCTGACCCACTTTACATGGGAGGAATACAGCTACCTCTTTTCCCGCAACCGACCGAACGGGCCGGGGACGCGTGTATACATCCGCAGTACGGCGAACCCCGGCGGTGTTGGGCACGGATGGGTCAAGGAACGTTTCATCACAGCAGCGCCGCCGATGAGGACCATCCGCGAGGACGCAGTCGTGCGCTTTCCGGATGGGCACGAAGAGCATCGGCAGAAGAGCCGCATCTTCGTGCCGAGCACGGTGTTCGACAACAAGATACTGCTCAAGAACGACGACAGCTATTTGACGCGACTTGCGTCGATGCCGGAGGCGGAGAAGAACGCACTGCTCTACGGCGATTGGGACACGTTCTCCGGGCAGGTGTTTACCGAGTGGCGCAATGACAGCGAACACTACCGCGACCGCATCCATACGCACGTCATCGCGCCGTTTCAGGTGCCGAAGGAGTGGCCGATCTGGTGCGCAATGGACTGGGGCTATTCAAGGCCGTTCGCCATCGGCTGGTTCGCGGTCGACCATGACAGGCGGCTCTACCACATCCGGGAATATTACGGATGCACGGGCACACCGAACGAGGGTGTGAAGATGGAGCCGACGGCAGTAGCCCGCGAGATGAAGCGCATTGAAGCAGAAGATCCGAACCTCAAGGGGAGGCACATCTTCCGCGTTGGCGACCCCGCCATTTGGGGCACACAGGGCACGGAGAGCATCGGCTCGCTCTTTGAGCACGAGCGCGTCTACTTCGAGAAGGGGGATAACGCCCGCATCGACGGCAAGATGCAGTTGCACAACCGATTCGCGTTTGATGAGCACGGCGTGCCGATGCTGTATATCTTCGATACGTGTAAGAATTTCATCCGCACGGTGCCAAACCTCGTTTACGACGAAAAGGACGTTGAGGACGTGAACACCGAGCAGGAGGATCATATCTACGACATGACACGCTATGTGTGCATGGAGAATCCCATTGCGGCGCGGGTAAATAAGCCGCCGAAGCCGGTCTTGTACGACCCGCTGGACATCAATACGTCGAGCTACGACAGATATGCGTGGTTCCAACACAACTGACAGGAGGGGAAGACATGGCAGGAAGAAGAAAATTCCCGCAGACGCAGCAGCAGGCCGACGCGGCTGGCACTGCTGCGATGTTGGATGCAAAGGCAGAAGCGCCGCTTGTAGGCGCATTCCGCGACAGCGACGCGGCGATGAACAGCGGCGCAGCCATTGGCAGCAAGGAGATCGGTGACGCCGTAGAAACGCTGCAAAAGTACAAGCAGGGCAAGAGCAACTTCGAGAACCGCATCATCAGCGAGGAACGCTGGTGGAAGTTGCGGCATTGGGAGGATATCCGACGCGGGACGAAAGACGCGGGGGGATCGCCCGAGCCTGCGAGTGCGTGGTTGTTTAACTCGATCATGAATAAGCACGCAGACGCGATGGACAACTACCCAGATCCCGTATGCCTGCCTCGCGAGCAGAGCGACGAGGAAAGCGCGCAGACGCTCTCGTCCGTGTTGCCGGTCATCATGGAATACAATGAATTTGACAGCACATACAGCTTCGAGTGGTGGGAAAAGCTCAAACACGGCGTGGCGATCTACGGCGTATTCTGGGACAAGGAGAAAGACAACGGGCTCGGCGACATCGCTATCGAGGGCATTGACCCGCTGAATATCTTCTGGGAGCCGGGTATTGAGGACATCCAGAAGAGCCGCAACGTGTTCACGGTGGCACTCGTCGACCGCGACATCATCGAGGACGAATATCCGCAGTTTGCGGATAAGCTCAGCGGCAGCAGCATTGAAACGGCGAAATACGAGTACGATGACACGGTGGACACGAGCAACAAGGCCGCCGTGATCGACTGGTATTACCGCAAGAGGACCGGTGACGGGCGCACGGCGCTGCACTACGCGAAGTTTATCGACGAGGAGCATATCATCTACGCCAGCGAAAATGACCCCGAATATGCGGAGGGCGGCTTCTACGAAGACGGCGAATATCCGTTCGTGTTCGACGTGCTGTTCCCTGAGAAGGGCACGCCCGCGGGCTTTGGCTACACGGCCATCGCAAAGGACCCGCAGCTCTACATCGACAAGCTATGGGGCAACATCCTCGAAACTTCGATGATGGGAAGCAAACGCCGGTATTTCGCGAGTGAAAGCCTGAATATCAACGAAGAAGAGTTTCTTGACTGGCGCAAGCCGATCATCCACGTGTCCGGTCAGATCGACGAGAGCAGGCTCCGCGAGGTAACGACGCGCCCGCTCGATTCCATCTATGCGAATATCGTGCAGATGAAGATCGACGAGATGAAGGAAACGAGCTCAAACCGCGACGTGTCCAACGGCGGCACATCCAGCGGTGCGACGGCTGCGGCGGCTATTTCTGCATTGCAGGAAGCGGGCAACAAGGCGAGCCGCGATATGATTTCGGCGTGCTACCGCGCGCAGGCGAAGATCGTGAAGCTGTGCATCGAGCGCATGCGGCAGTTCTACGACGTAGCGCGCACTTTCCGCATCACGAACGAGATGCCCTACGAGTATGCGCAGATCGGTGTAAACGAGCTGGGCGATCAGGTGACAGGCGTGGACAGCCTCGGAAATGACCTGTTCCGCAGGCCGGTCTTCGACATCAAGATCAAGGCACAGAAGAAGAATCCCTTCTCCCGCGCGGAACAGAATGAGCGGGCGAAAGAGCTCTATTCGCTGGGCTTCTTCTCCCCAGACAGGGCACAGGAGAGCATGATCGCGCTCGACATGATGGACTTTGAGGGCATTGACAAGATCAAGAGCCAGGTCAACGAGGGCGCGACGCTCTACAACGTCTTGCAGCAGCAGAGCGAGCAACTGCAAAAGGCTCTCGCGGTCATCCAGCAGCTTACGGGACAGGACATGGGCATCGGAATGGCGGGCGGCACGCAGAGCGGCGGCTCGACACGCAAGAGCGGCAGCAGCGGCGGAATTGAGAGCAAGAACGCCGACGCACAGAGCGCGCAGACACCGTACATGCAGAAGCTTGCCGAACAGTCTAAGCCGAACATGGACACGGGCAGCAGCGCGGCGATGCCGGGGGTGTAAGCGCATGACGATGGTTCACATCGAGCACGAGATCGGTCGCTACATGATCCTGTGTGAAGGCCATTCGGCGGACGAGAAATGCTGCAACTACATCACTGGCGTGATGTATGCCTTCGGCGGCTATGTGAAGAACATGGAAGCTGAGGGAGAGTGCGAGGTCTATGGCTTCGAGATAGACGAGGGTGCGCCGCGCTTCCTCATCCACTGCGGCGGCGATGAGCGCATCGAGGCGGCATTCATCGCCGCGTGCATCGGGTTCAAGCAGCTCGAAGACACGAGGCCGGACGCGATTTTCGTGGGCATCGCAGAAAATTAAAAATTTTTTCTCGCCCCGTGGTGAGACGGAGGAAGCCACATGTTACGCTTTAGGCGTGCGAGTGGCTTCCTCCTATTCATACGCCCGCGAGGGAGGGTCGGCGTTTTTCTTCATCTTTTCGCCGCTCTCCCCTCCCCTGCGGATGATGGGAAGCGCTGCACGGCCTACACGGAGGGCCGAATATCCGCGATTTGACAAGCAGGAGGGATACCATGAACCTCAAAACCACGCTTCGCGTGATCCTAAGCCTCTTTGACGGCGGAGCTGCCGCTGCGGGAGCCGCTGCCGGGGCATCGGGCGGCGCTGAAGGAGGCGCAAGCGCACAGGGCGAGACCACGAATGCAAGCTCTTCTCCCACCCGGAAGGGCAAAACGGGCGAATACGCCAACGTCGTGTTCGGCAAGCAGGAGACACCTGACAATACGGGGACCTCTTCTGGCGAGCCGAAGGGCGAGGGCGCGAAGATGCAGCAGCACGACGCCGGGGCTGCGGAAAAAGGCGGGGAAGACCTGAAAAAGGAATTCCTTGACCTCGTAAACGGCAAATACAAGGACGTGTACACTGCGGAGACGCAGCGCATCATCAACCGCAGATTCGGTGAAGAGAAGGCCAAAGACCAGAAAATCGCCGATTCACAGCCAATTATCGACACACTGATGCGCCATTATGGCGTGTCGGACGGCGATATGAGTAAGCTACGTGCGGCTTTTGAGGGCGATGCGGCGCTCAACAGCGTGCTCTACAATGCGGAAGCGGAGAGTATGGGCATGAGCGTTGAACAGTACCGCGAGTATGCGCGGATGCAGCAGGAAAACGAAGCGCTCAAACGTCAGGAAGAAGACAGACAGCGCCAGCAGAAAGCCGACGAGACTTATAACGACTGGATCCGTCAGGCGAGCGAGCTGGTCGGCACGGCGGACGCGCCGGGCGAGTACCCTGACTTCGACCTCAAGCGCGAAGTCGCGGAGAATCCGCGCTTTATTGCGATGCTACGTGCGGGCGTCCCTGTAAAAGACGCTTACGAGGTATCCCATTTAGGCGACATTCAGGCTCGTAGCGCGGCGAAAGCTGCGGCAGAGATGGAAAAGCGCGTGATGGACAACGTCCGCGCGAAAGGAATGCGCCCAAACGAGAATGGAACCACTTCCCAGCCGGGGGTCATTGTCAAGAGCGACCCGAGCAAATTCACGAAGGCCGACCGCGCAGAGATCGCAAGGCGCGTGCGGCGCGGCGAGCGCATCGTATTCTGATGCCCGCCTAATTTACCGACTGCAAGAAGGGAGACAAAACTCTATGAAGAAGTTCAAAGACATTTTCATTCTGCCCGTCATTCTGAACCTGTTTGAGGGCCAGACGAACGTGACGACCGATGACGGTCTCTCGGGCGAAATGAAGACCTACTACTGTGACACTCTGATCGACAACGCCGAGCCCGAGCTGGTGCACGACCGCTTCGCACAGAAGCGCAACATCCCCAAGGGCAAGGGCAAGGAGATCGAGTTCCGCAAGTATGATCCGCTGCCCAAGGCCTTGACGCCCATCACCGAAGGTGTGACGCCCAAGGGCCGCAAGCTGTCCATGACCACGCTGACCGCGCAGGTCGACCAGTACGGCGATTTCGTCGAGATCTCCGATATCCTCGACCTGACCGCCATCGACAACAACCTGCAGGAAGCGACGGTGCTGCTCGGCTCTCAGGCGGGCCGCACGCTCGACACCATCACCCGCGAGGTCATCAACGGCGGCTCTAACGTCCAGTACGGCGAAGGTCAGGTGACTGGCCGCCATCTGCTCGTTGGCGGCGAGGCCACGGGCAACCACTATTTCACGGTGCGCGCCGTCCGCAAGGCGGTTCGCTTCCTGAAAACCATGAACGCCCCGCGCTATGAGGGCTCCTACTGGGCCATCATTCACCCTGACTGTTCCTACGACATTCAGGATGACCCTGATTGGAAGCGCCCGCACGAATACAAGGACACCAGCAACATCTACGACGACGAGATCGGCAAGATCGCGGGTGTCCGCTTCATCGAGACGACCGAAGCGAAGGTGTTCCACGCCGACGACCTGACGGCAGGCGCACGCGAGCTCAAGGTCAAGAGCGTTTCCGGCAAGGTCGTCACCGTCAACGAGGCCATTACGGCGGACGACGCCAAGTCGCTCGCGGGCCGCATGGTCATCATCGAGGGCCAGATCTGCGAGATCGAATCTGCCACGGCTGCGGCCGCGGGCAGCGCGGCGATCACGCTGAAAGAAGCCCCGAGCACCGCGCCTGTTGCGGGCAACATCGTCTATCCCGGCGAAGCTGGCGCGAAGGGCCGCAACGTGTATTCCACCCTCATTATGGGTGCCGAGGCTTACGGCACGACCGAGCTGACCGGCGGCGGCCTTGAGCACATCGTCAAGCCGCTCGGCTCTGCCGGTACGGCTGACCCGCTGAACCAGCGTGCAACCGTCGGCTGGAAGGCAACCAAGGTCGCCGAACGTCTGGTTGAGGCGTATATGATTCGTGTGGAAACGACTTCCACGTTCGACGAGACCCCGCTGACCTAACCACCAAGGGGGCGGCTGTGAACGCCGCCCCCGCTACTGAAACGGAGGAAAGACCGATGAGCGAAGCAAAAAACGCCGTTGCGGCTGTGAACGCCGCCCCCGCGGGCGAGGAGTATGTTAGCGTCCGCCTGTTCAAGGACAGCGGCAAGTACAAGGATGACTTGCTTGTGTGCGTGAACGGCGAAAGCTGCCTGATCCAGCGCGGCGTGACCGTGCAGGTCAAGAGAAAGTTCCTGTGGGCCATCCAGAACCAGATGAGACAGGACGCCTCGACCGCGAATCTCATCCAGACGATGAGCAGCGACTACGTTGAGAGCGCGAAGGCCCACAACGCGTAAGTGAATACGACCGCGAGACACGAAAAATGAGTTGCGACACGGCGCAGCAAGGGACGAAAAAGTCGCTCTTGCTGCGCCGTTTTCCATAAGAGAGGTGACAACATGGTTATTGAAAATGCTTACGCGCTCGAAGAGATCAAGCTCGGGCGCAGGGGCGAAAATCAGGCGCGTAAGGTCGTCTTTGACGTGCTGAGAAAGTGGCGCGAGGGCTATGGCGAGGGCGTGGCGAGCCTGATCGTGCAGCGAAACGGTGATGCGCAGCCGTATCCCGTGACGGTGACGGAAGATGACGGCGCGCTCGTGTGGATGGTATCGAGCGTTGATACGGCGGTGGCCGGTGAGGGCGCGGCAGAGCTGCGCTATACCGTGGGCGATACCATTGTGAAGAGCCAGATCTATAAGACGCGCGTGCGCGAAACGCTGGAAGACAGCGGCGAGACACCGCCTCCGGGCTACAAGAGCTGGGTCGATGAGGTTTTGCAGGCGGCGGCGGATGCGGAGACGGCGGTTTCCAAGATGCCCTACGTCGACGAGACCACGGGCAATTGGTTCAAGTGGGACGCCACGGCGGGCGCTTTTGCCGACACGGGCGTTGCCGCGACCGGCCCACAGGGTGAAGTTGGCCCCAAGGGGGATGCCGGCGAGCAGGGGCCCAAGGGCGAAACCGGGGCAACCGGCCCCAAAGGAGACACGGGCGCGACCGGCGCACAGGGCCCCAAGGGAGAGACCGGCGCAACCGGTGCGACGGGGCCGCAGGGTCCCAAAGGTGAAACCGGCCCCCGCGGCCCGCAGGGGGAGCAGGGCATTCAAGGCGAGACCGGCCCCGCTGGCCCACAGGGACCCGTCGGCCCAAAGGGAGACACTGGTGACACCGGCCCGCAAGGGCTTAAAGGCGATACGGGCGAAACTGGCCCGGTCGGCCCGACAGGACCCATTGGCCCCCAAGGAGAGCCTGGCCCGGCGGGTCCGCAAGGAGAGACTGGCGAACGCGGGCCAAAGGGCGAGACCGGCGATAAGGGCGACAAGGGTGACGCCTTTACCTACTCCGACTTCACAAAGGAACAACTGGAAGGCCTGCGTGGCCCGCAGGGCATTCAGGGGCCCAAGGGTGAAAAAGGTGATACCGGAGACACTGGGCCCAAAGGTGAAAAGGGCGAAAAGGGCGATACAGGTGAGGCCGGGCCTCGCGGCCCGCAAGGCGAGCAGGGCATCCAAGGCCCGACAGGTCCGCAGGGCGAAAAGGGCGATACTGGCGCGCAGGGACCGAAGGGTGCGACGGGCGACACGGGCCCGCAGGGCCCGAAGGGAGACACGGGCAGCGGCTTCAAGGTGCTGGGCTATTACGACACGGCAGGAGCGCTGGACGAAGCCAAGCTTGCAACTGCGCGGCCGGGTGACGCTTACGGCGTCGGCACGGCGGAGCCTTACGATATCTACATCCTGAACGGCACGACGGGCAAGTTCATCAATAACGGCCCCCTGCAAGGTGCAAAGGGCGATAAGGGAGACACGGGAGCCCAAGGCCCCAAGGGAGATCAGGGTGACGTTGGCCCGACCGGCCCGGCTGGTCCTACCGGACCGCAGGGCGAAGTTGGGCCGCAAGGTCCTACGGGACCCGCGGGCGCGGATGGATCCAAAGGCGCGGACGGGGCTGCCGGTAAGGACGGCGTGACCTACACCCCGAGCGTAAGCGATGCGGGTGTCATCAGTTGGACGAATGACGGCGGCAAGACGAACCCGCAGACCGTGAACCTCAAGGGCCCGAAGGGCGACACGGGCGCACGGGGGCCTGCCGGTGCTGACGGCGTGAAGGGAGATACCGGCCCAGTGGGTCCGAGGGGGCCGCAGGGAGAGACTGGTCCAGCTGGTGCAGATGGCAAAACGCCGGTCAAGGGCACGGACTACTTCACACCTACCGACGTCAACGAAATCGCGGCAGAAGCGGCGAAGAAGGTCGACATTTCCGGTAAGCTGGACAAGACCGGCGACGGCAGCAACGTCACAGCGGCGTTCACTACGGCGAGCACCCGCGTCAACATTGCGACGGGGGAAAAGCTCTCCGTGCTGTTTGGCAAAATCGCAAAGTGGTTCGCTGACCTCGGCAGTTTGGCGTTTAAGTCCACAGTGGCAAAATCCGACCTCGCAAGAGACGTACAGACGAGTTTGGGCAAGGCTGACAGCGCTTTGCAGAGCTACACGGAGAGCGACCCGACCGTGCCCGAATGGGCAAAGGCGAAGACCAAGCCGAACTACAGCAAGAGCGAGGTCGGCCTTGGCAATGTGGACAACGTCAAGCAGTACAGCGCGGACAATCCGCCGCCGTATCCCGTAACAAGTGTAAATGGTAAAACCGGAGCTATCACGGTTCACGAAGTGCCCACCGTTACAACAGCCGATAATGGAAAATTCCTGCGAGTAGTAAATGGGGCATGGACGGCTGTAGAGATCGCAAACGCGAATGGAGGGAGCTTCTGATGGCGGAATACCTGACAAACACGGCTGACCTGACGGCGGTCGCCGACGCTATCCGCGCGAAGGGCGACACGTCGGCGCCGCTGGTCTATCCGTCGGGATTTGTTTCTGCGATCCAGGCGATTGATGTGTCTAGTGGAGGAGTAACATGGTACAGCCCGGTAAACTAAGGAGGAATTAAAATGCCACAAATACCAAGCAAAACTTTCAATATTCCTTTTTCGGGAGGGGCAGCGACAGTTGTGTGCCTTTTCAAATACACCGCCGCAGGCGATACGTCATCCGTGTACAAGGACATTATCGGCGTCCAATACAATGCCGACGGGACAACAGTAACCTTTGGGTACGGAACCACATCTTTTAGTGTTTCAGTGAACAACGGTGTTATGACGGCCACATTGGAGCTTGGACCAGGAGGCAAACTCACCGACTGCCGGTGTTGCCTTATTCCCGGAGACCCGTTTGCGCAGGGTCAACAGAAGAAAATCCTGCGCAACGAGCGCGTGAGGCCCATCCTTGAGATGTACGGGGTGGTAGAAAGCGAGGCGCGCGCAGTCAGCGAACCTGTTACCGCAAAGCGCGGCATGGAATACGAGTACGGGTGCCTTTACTACGATAGCGAGGACGGCAAGACGTACAAGTGCGAGCGCATCGGCGAGGCCGCGGGCGGGAAGATCGTGCTTGACGCACTGCCGCATGAGCTGGCGGGACAGTATTTCACGGAGGTCTAATGTATGAAAATGCTGAAAGCTATCCGTGACGCGGACGCGCTGCGGCCTAACAAATTGAGCACGCCGCGCAAGGCGGAAATTCTCATGGTGCTTGAGCACCGAATCGCCGAGATGATGGGGGCGGAAGCCCCCACCCTCAAGGTGAGCGTGGAGGATGACACCGCAAGCGTCGAGGATATGGAATTGCTGCTGCCGGACGGACACAACGAGTGCTACCACCTGTATCTGGCCGCGCAGCTCGACGCCTACAATCAGGACAGCGCGCTCTATGCCAACGACCACGCCATTGCCAACGAGGCGGTGGCCGATGCTATGGCATGGTGGCGGCGCGAGAACCGAAAAGAGAGCAAGGGCAACTGGAAGGTGTGATGACAAGTGCCGACGACATTTCAGCTGGTGGAGACGACCTTTCCGAACGGGGAAGGCAAAGACACGCAGGAGCAGATCAACGGGGTCTATGACTATCTTTTCGTGCTTCTGGAACAGCTTCGGTATACGCTCTTCAATCTGGACGGGAGCAACATCAATCAGAATGCACTGAGCGAGTTTATCAAGAATATTTCTGAGCCGATCTATGCCAAGATCGAGGATACGGACAAAAACGTGAACGAACTGTCCATCACGGCGAATGGACTTGCGGGGCGCATCGGCGACGCCGAGGGCAACATCATGCAGCTGCAAGCGACGGCGATGGGATTGCAGGCGAGCATTTCGAGCCTTGACGGCAGCGTGACGAACCTGACGGCGGACGTCAACGGCCTGCGCACGACGGTGAGCGGGAAGATCGACGGTACGGCGGCGCAGACGCTTATCGACCAGAACTTGAATCAGATTACGTTGGCGGCAATGAGCGGCAGCAACGGCACAGTCTTTGCGCTGAACAAAAACGGCGTGCAGATCGCGAGCACGGGGACCATCGACCTGCACGTCAAGGCAGTCAACATCGACGGCACGCTGACGGCGGGCGCGCTGCGCGGCAATACCATCGCGCTGATCAATAATAATGACAACACTATCGGCGGCTTTACGCTGGCGGACACGAGCACAAGCACGGGCCTTGGCATGACGACCACATGGGGCGGCATTAAGATCCAGCCTGCGGGCAACATCTTTTTGCAGGCTGGGACCGGCGGTGATATCACCATCCAAAACGGCTTTGTGCAGCTCGGTTCGGCGGCGCTGTGTCTGGCCACGCCGAGCTTTGGCCCAAACAAGCCGAGCGGAGCGGGCGTAGCTGGGCAGTTGTATATCCAGTTGGTGAGCTGATATGAGCTATCGCCTGAGAGTATACGGCCCCGTTGACAGCAGCTATTCTCAAATCCTGTTGTTAAATGGCAATGTCTATCTTGACCGCGTTTCGCCTGCGGGGGAGAGCTCGCCGTGCTATGACGGTTATGTCGATGGCTTTAGCGTCAACATCCAGCCGACGTTTAACACCGAGGCGGAGTTCAACGCCTTTGCGAACGTCTTCTCGCGCTGGGTGGTCAACGCGGACGGTCAAACGTCTTACCAGACACCGACTGTCAGCGACGGCTATCAGTGTCGGCTGGACTGGTCAAGCTTTGCAGGTGCATCCAATGTCTATGTGAGATTAGAGATCACCACGGCGCAAACGTACTACGCACAGCTCGCTTATAACGCCAACGGAGGCACGGGCGCTCCGGCAACACAAAGCGGGATGAAGCAAAACGTCAATCCGTATGTTGATTTTGTCATCCCGTACACCACGCCGACAAGGCCCGGTTACATTTTCGGCGGATGGACCCTGGACGGTACAACCGGGACCATCTACCCGGCGGGCGCAACGATCAGTGTTTATGGCTACAATTACTCCCCCGGCCCAACGCACACGTTGTATGCCGTGTGGACGGAGGACACGAGCGGGTCAGCATGGTTATCCCCATACGGCGCAGGCTACAATCGAGGGATCATGTGGATGTATTCTAATTACTGGCACAAGGGCATCCCGTGGATCTGCACGGGCGGCACAACATGGAAACGAGGTGTTTGATTTTGGAGGTAAAGAGCATGAATGAGAAGATCAAACAGGAAGCGGCGCACGCAATGCGCCTGATCGGCATTTTGAACGTCAACGGCGACGCCGTCGATGTGGTGGCAGCGGTGCGCCAGTCGCTTCGCAATATTGCGATGATCTGCGATGCGGCAGAAGCCCCGGCGGGCGAAAAAGGCGATACGCCGGACGAAGCAAGAGGAGCGGTGAAAGATGAGACTGCCTGAGATCACGGCATATACGAACCGGCGCGTGCAGCAGGAGAGATTCGGTGGCATCGACCACACATTCGGCGCGGCGGGCGGCGAGCTCTACGACATGAAGAACCTGTCGGCGCGGTACTTCCCGCTTCTTGCCCCCCGTGCGCGGCGCTATACCGTCCGCAAGGGTATGGGCAAGGCGAACGGCATTTTCAGCGCAGGCAAGCTCTACGAGGTATACGGAACGAATCTCTACATCAACGGCGAAGAGAAGACGACGGTCGCAGACAGCGAAAAGACTTTCTGCGCGCTGGGCGAGCGCGTTCTCATCTTTCCCGACAAGATCGTATGCGAAAAGGACAGCACGATCAATCCGATGGAGGCGAGCTACGCCGCGGCGGGGCTGAAATTCGGGAATGGCACGTATGCCGACGAAAAGGCGGCGGCAAACAGCATCACAACGACCGGCGCGGCGTTCCCGTTCAACGTGGGCGACGCCGTGACGATCTCGGGCTGCACGAAGATGCCGTACAACAACCGAACGCCCATCATCCGCGAGATCAGCGAGGACAAAAAGACGCTGCGCTTTTATGAAAACACCTTCCGCCTGCCCGATGGGCAGGAAAGCATCACGGAGCCCGGAACAGTCACGCTCAAGCGCAGCGTTCCCGATATGGACTTCGTCTGCACGAACGAAAACCGTGTGTGGGGCTGCAAGGGCGACAGCATCTTTGCTTCAAAGCTCGGCGATCCGTACAACTGGAACGTGTTTGACGGACTATCCACGGACGCGTTCAGCGTGGAGAGCGGCACGGCGGGAGCGTTCACGGCGTGCGTGAGCTACCTTGGCTACCCGTGCTTTTTCAAAGAAGACAAAATATTCAAGATGTACGGCACGATCCCGACAAACTTCCAACTCATGTCAAGTGCGGTGCTCGGCGTGATGAAGGGCAGCCACAAGAGCCTCGCCGTGGCGGGGGAAACGCTCTATTACCTCTCAAAGGTCGGCATCATGGCGTACAGCGGCGGCATGCCGCGCTGCATCTCCCGCACGCTGGGCGACGATGTGCGTCTCTCCGACGCGGTGGGTGGAAGCGACGGTCTCAACTACTACGTGAGCCTGAAAGAGGATGGCAAGGCGGCGCTGTACTGCTACAGCAGCGAGAACGGTGTGTGGCATAAGGAAGATACGCTTGCCGTGGTGCAAATGGCCTATTCGGGCGGTATCATGGCCTTAGTAGACGGCGGGTGCGTGCTGCTGGGAAATCCGGCAGATATCCCGACCGGCGCAACACGCGAGGGTGCTGTTATTAGCGAGGCGGAGTTTGCCGACTATGACGGCGGCTCGTTCGACGCAAAGCACGTGCAGCGCGTGCGGGCGCGGCTGGAATGCGAGAAGGGCGCAACGGTCGTGTTCCTTGTCAAGTTCGACGTCGGTGCGTGGGAAGAGGTCGACCGCTGCGGGGCACAGGAGAAAGACGTTTTTACGCTCAACTGCCCAATCCGCCGCTGCGACCACTTTAGATTAAAAATCAAAGCCACAGGAGAATACCGGCTCTATGCGCTCGAGTACGAATACGTGACGGGCGGCAGAAAGTGAGGGGACAATGGCAGATAATTTCAAACACAAGAATACAGACCTGACGCTCATCAACGATTCGGGCGACCTTGATCTCATCCGGCAGTATACCGAGGCATACAACAAGGCATATGCCGAGGGAGACAAGGCGGGCCAGCAGGCGGCGCACGACGCAGCGGAGAAAATTCGTGCGAAGTACGACTATTCCGGCGGCGTGGACGGCAGCGAGTACATCAAACTCGGCACGGGCGCGAGCCCTGCAAAGGCTGACACGAGCTGGCTCGATAAGCTGGGCGACAGCAACTACAACTACGATCAGAGTGGACAGATCAGCGCAAAGCTCGACGCGCTGCTGAACCGCACGCCGTTTTCCTACGACGCGGCGAGCGACCCGCTCTATCAGCAGTATCGCAAGCAGTACACGCGCGAGGCAGACCGCAGTGCAGAGGACGTGCTCGGCAAGACGGCAGTGATGACTGGCGGGATGCCGTCCACGGCGGCGGTGGCAGCGAGCCAACAGGCGAGCGACTACCAGATGAGCCAGATGACGGACAAAATCCCAGAATTACAGCAGCTTGCCTATAGCATGTATCAGGACGGTTTGAATGCTGACCGCGCCGACCTGAATACGCTCATCGGCCTTGAGGACAACAACTACAACCGCTGGCTTGCTGACCGCAACTACCTCTATCAGCTCGCACGTGATCAGGTGGGCGACCAGCAGACGGCGGATGCGCTGGCGTATCAGAAGCAGCAGGACAAGCTCAACTATAACTACCAGAAGGAACGCGACGCCATCGAGGACGCACGCTATAATGCGGAATGGCAGTATAAATTGCAGCAGGCCGCGCAGGCAGCAGCGGGAAAGGCAAGCGGCGGTGGCGCTCGCCGGACTTCCGGTGGCGGGACACGTAGCGGAGCTACCGGCGGATCGATGGACTACGAAGGCCTGTTTGCGGCGGCACAGGCGAGCGGGAACCCCAAAAGCTGGCTTGCACAGAAGGCTAACTACCGGAAGTACGGCTTTACATCTTCGAGCGGGCTCTATTCTGACTATGAAAACTGGCTGGAAGGTCAGAACGGTGGAGATGACGGGGGAGGGCTCAGCAGTAGCGCTTCGAGAATATTATCGAGCTTAGAGAAGATGAAGACGCAGACCGGTAGCAATACAGGCATTGCAAACACGATTGCGGTGTATGCAGATCAAGGCAAGTTGACGGATGCGGAGGCGCGATATCTGTTCAGCCACTTTGGCTATGACCCAGACGAATGGCTTGAATAAGCGGAGGTAAATTATGCCGATCAAAAAGGAAAAGCTGGATTCTATCAAGGGATATCGTGAGTATCAGAAAAAAAGTGGGGCGGCTGCTGCGGTCAGCAGCCCCGCTCCCTCTTCCTACGCACCCGCGCAAAAGCCTGCGAGAGTAAAGCAAGACAAGCGGGAGCAGATTTACACTTATTATCGGGCTGTTTCTACGCCAAAGATGACGGCACAGGAGAAGAAGGCAACGTCTCCGATGTTCCGCCAGCAGCCGACCGTGCAGCAGAATGTCGTGACGGCGAAGACGCCGACAGCGCAGAGCGTTTATCAAAAAGCACTGGACGAAGCGATGATGAAACGCGCGGCGGCGGATCAGAAAAACAAAGAGCGCGGCCGCAAGAGCTACAATCGCACACACGCGCAGGAAGTGCGCGAGATCACCGGAGACCGCACAAAGACTGACGTCGGCTCGCTTGTCAAGAGCGCGGCGGCTGGCTATGCGGCAGATATGGTCGGCGCTGCCGACACACTGCTGCGCGCGCCGAGCGGACTGAACTACGCGGCGAGCCAGGAGCGCAGAGAGATCGAAGCCTCGAAAAAGAACATCGCCGCCTATACCGAAAAGCTCAAGGCGGCGAAGACCGAGGAGGAGCGCCAGCAGTGGCAGACGCTCATTGACCGCAACAAGCGCCTCATTGAAATCAACAGCGAATACGCGGGCAAGCAGACCGAGAATTACCGCAACCTGACAAAGGGCGCGCAGGAGACCTTGCAGCGCACCTATCAGAATCTCCGTTCCAGCGCCGCAGAAAACATGCAGAAAGCGAACGAGGGGCAAAACGCCGTCGGTCAGCTGCTGAACAATGTTGCGGTCGCGGGCATGCAAATGGGCGCGGATATCGCCGCGGGCCTTGGCAGGGCGACGGTTCCAATGGCGACGCGCGTATTCGGCGGAAGCTCGCAAGAGGCCATGGAGGAAGGCATTCAGCCGGATATGACGGACGCAGAGCGCCTTGATATGCAGAACCGTGCGTTGCTGTACGGCGCGGGCAGCGCGGGGGTAAGCGTCCTGTCAGAGAAGCTTTCGAACGTAGCCGCCCCGTTCAAAAAGGCGTTCGGCAGCGGCGTTCTGGATAAGGCGATCAACAGAGCTGTTGCAAAGATGGGGAACAATGCCGCCGGTAAAATTGCAATGTCGTTCGCCTCGGAAGGCTTTGAAGAAATGTTCGAGGATGCAGTGCGGCCGGTTCTGCAAAGCATCTACAACGGGCAGAGCGTCGGGGAAAATTACAGCGAGCTCGAAATCTCCGACATGCTTTACGATGGGCTTGTCGGCGGCATTCTCGGCGGTATTGGTGGCGGCGTGGAAGCTGCGGCAAACCGATTCGCGCGCTTTGATAACTCCCTGGGTGAGAGCGGGCGAAAAGCGATTCGCGGCTCGTATCAGGAGGGCAAGGACACGGCACAGCACGTGAAGGACTTTATCCCTGCCTACAATGCGGGCGTGGAGGGAAAGGCGAACCCGAACCCGACGAATGAGACGGCCTATGCGGGCTATGTTGCGGGGCAGAACGACGCGAAGAAAGCGGCAGGAACGGGCGAGCACATTGACAGCCGCACGAAGGAAAATGTATCGAGCAGAAATGTAAACGCTTTCCAGTTTGACCACCCCGAGCTGCACGGTTATTACAGTACGGCGGCAGAGCAGATCGCCGGTATCGCTGATATAAGCCTTTCGCGCGGACAGCAGAAGGGCGCGCGGCAGCGGACGGCAAACGGATACCAGAGAAACAACCAGATATTCGAGACCCCCGCCATGCGCAAGGCGATGAACGAGGGCCTGACGCGCACGCAAATCATTGATGCAGCGCAGCGCATCATCAACGATAATGGACAGGAGAATGTCAAAGCGGCGAAAACGCTCGAGATCGTTCTTGACGACATGCTGACGAATGGGTACACTGCTGTTGATGGAACGGCGGTCGCCCCAAACACGGATTATATTGCAGCAAAGCAGCAGATCGCAGGCGCAGAGGCGCAGGCGACCGGATTTGACAAGTATGTAACTGACAACCGCCTTGCCCTCGAGACAGGAGAGGTAACAATGGACGAGTTGCGCGCAGAATACGCGCAGCAGGAAGGAGCCGAACATGGAGAAGCAGTACATTTACGCGACGGCAGCGAACGGGATAACGGTGCGGATCCCCGCGGAGAAGTACGAGGCGTGGAAGAAGGCGCAGGACGAAATCCGGGCTGGAAGGAAGGGCGACACTTCGCAGACAGCGAAGCAGCTTCGCTCGATTATGGAGAAAAAGTAAGCACTGCGAGCTTCGGCATCGGCAGAGGCGCATTCAATGACAGCGTCTATCTTGTGAAGAACGAGACGGCGGAAATGCGCAAGGCGAAGGACCTCGCCAAAGAGCGCGGTCTGCGCGTGACGTTCTTTGCCGGGAATAATCTGACGTTCCGTGACAAGAGCGGGAAAACGTTCCAGGTGCGCGGCTACGTTTCAGGTGACCGCGTATTTATCCGTGCGGATCATCCGGAATTTACGTCGTACCAGATCATGCGGCATGAGGCCGGACATGATATGATCGCAAAGGGCGAAGTCGATTTGAACGAGGTACGCACGCGCATCGATAAGACCTTTACCGGCGGTGAGGTCGACTCCCTCTGCACGGCGTATGCAGACGCTTATGCCGGCACCGAAATGACGGCGCAGGAAATTTGGGAAGAGGTGGTTTGCGACAGCCTCGGCGATATGAACATTTTCGCCGACAGTGAGATCAGCGATGCGGCAGCGTTTCTTCTTGCGCATATCAAGGTGGAGAGCGAAACCGTTGCGCAGGAAAGCACGCGCGCACCGCCAAGCGGAACGAGCCCGGTACGCGAAAAATTCAGCTATGCAGGCGAGAAAGCGAAGAATGCAGACAAAGCAGCGCTTAATACGGCGAAAGAGATGGAGAAAAACGGGACTGATGCTGAGACCATCCGGCAGAGAACGGGCTGGTTCCGCGGCGCGGACGGCAAGTGGAGATGGGAGATCGACGATAGCGGCATGAAGCTGCGATTTGAATCTGGGTTATATGACTACAATACGGAGCTGCGGGAGAAAACCCATGCATGGGTTAGGCTGACCAACCGTGAGCTGACGGACGAACAGAGGAGCGACCTTGCGGACTACCAGAGAAGCACAGAGCGCGGCGAGGCCGACGAGGCGCTATACGAGAAGCTGGCCGGAGAGTTTGGCGGCGATTTTGAGAAGTGGGCGCTAACATTGGAAACAATGAAAGAGGCTGCAAAGTCCATCCCCAACTACACTACGCTGGGCGAGCTGGTGGACGCACCGGCGCTGTTCGCCACCTATCCGGACATGAAAGATATGGATGTAACGTTCCAGACGCTTGAGCGCGGGCAGAACGGCGGGTATAGCCGCAGGTTCGATAGCATTGAACTGAGCCGCGACCTGAAAAACAGACCGGAGGCACTGTTGAATTCCCTCACTCATGAGGTACAGCACGCCGTTCAGCAAAGAGAGGGCTTCACACCCGGGGCAAATCTGAAATACTGGAACAGAAAGCTCGAAGAGGGATATGACGGCAGGGACGCCGAAACCAGACGCGAAGGCGCGCGGCTGCGCGAGCAGTATGAGCAGATGAAAGCGGACGACCCCGAGTTTATGCGCAGCATGGAAGAACTGAACGCCATGGCGCCAACGGTGCCGCGCGGGAAAGTCGACATGGACACATGGGAGCAGGTCGAGCCGGATCCGCCGGAATGGGTGCGCTTCGACGAAAGGCGCGACCAACTGGAAGAAAAATACGGCGACCGCGTGTGGGATTATTTCAGCCTGCGCGACAGCATCGACAGAAACGCGAGGGACAGCAGACTGCCGGGAGACCTCTACCGCGACACGGCGGGCGAGATCGAGGCGCGGGACGCTGCGGCGCGGCGCGGCCTGACGGCGGAAGAACGTAGGAACCGCAAGCCGGACACCGGCGACGAGAACACGGTGTTTTCGGACAGCGGGGAGAGCTATGAGCTTGTCGGAAAGAACAAGGACGGAATCGAGGTCTATGAGACCGGCGAGGACATTAAGAAGATGTCCTACAAGGAGCGCATGGAATCCTTTATGGACATCATGCGCAACGAGTACGCGGGGCGCACGGCCAAATTTAGCGACGGCAACAACACCTATTATGCGAAGTTTGACGAAGCAGACCTTCGCAAGAACGTATACGGCGATAAAAAATCCTCTCAAAAGGGCTGGAAGGCGAAAATCAATACCGGCGCGGATGGCAGCATCTTTGAGCTTGTAGAAAACGCGACCTACAACGGAGGTAAAGCCGAGCAGGGGAAGAAAACGCAGGCACATCAAAATCTGACCGGCTGGGAGTACTTCGTCAAGACCGTGCAGATCGATGGACAGGTGTATGACCTGCTGGCAAATGTAAGAAAAAAGCCGGACGGAGAATTTGTCTACTCCATCCAGCTTAATGAAAATAAAAATAAAGCATCGGCACCGCCCCTTCAGTACCGAAATGGTACAGCTAAAGCGAATAATCGCCCTGTTGGGGTGTCCACCAATGCTTCGAATGGTAGTGTACCTCAAAATGGCGGGAATGTCAACGGCGTGAATGACGCGCAATTCTCCCGCGAGATCCCTGAGGCAAACTACGAAACGTTGAAAAAGAAGTACGGATATATCCCGGCGGGCGAGCGTGCATACCGCGAAGTGCAGGTACCGAAGAAGACGGCGGATGACAAATATGTCAGCCGCACAATCCGCACGGTGCTGGAAGCAAAGGCCACCCCGGACGCAATGGTGCCGACGCTGGAACGAATGGTGGCAAAAGGAGAGTTCTCCTACGACCGCTATACGGACAAGCAGGCCATTAGTGACGCAGAAAGCCGCATAAAAACCGAGGGCTGGCAAAAGACCCTGAACAAGTGGAAAAGTTCCACCAAAGAGGGGATCAGCAAGGAAAATACGGCGATTGGCTGGGCGCTCTACAACAATGCAGCGAACAGCGGTGATGTGGAGACAGCTATCGATGTGCTCGACACCATCGTAAAGCGCCAGAGAAATGCGGCACAGGCGTTGCAGGCAACGCGGCTGCTCAAGCAGCAGGACACCAGTACGCAGCTTTATGCGGCGCAGCGCAGCGTAGAGAACTTGACAGAAGATCTCAAAAAGCAGTACGGGGAAAAGGCCCCTGATCTGAAGATTGACCGCGACCTCGCTGAGAAGTTCCTGAACGCAAAGGACGACGATGCGCGCACCGAGGCGATGAAGGAAATCTATCGTGATATCGGCAGACAGATGCCGAGCCGCTTCATTGACAAATGGAACGCTTGGCGCTACTTTTCGATGCTTGGTAACCCACGTACGCATGTGCGCAACATCGTTGGCAACGTAGGATTTGTTCCTGCTGTCACGGTAAAGAACGTCATCGGCGCAGGCATTGAGAGCGCTGCGAACGCGGTGAGCGGCGGCAAAGTCGGACGCACGAAGGCAATCCTGACGATGAAGGACGCAGGGCTTATCAAGGCGGCATGGAGTGACTATGCCAACATTCGCGAGCAGGCTCTCGGCAGCGGCAAGTACAATGATAATGTCAATGTGCGACAGGAAATCGAGGAAGGGCGCACGATCTTCAAACCGAAGCTGCTGGAAGCGATGCGCAAATTCAACAGCACGGCGCTGGATGCGGAAGACGCATGGTTCTCCAAGCCGCATTACGCGGCGGCGCTGGCGCAATTCTGCAAAGCAAATGGCATTACCGCGGAGCAGGTCTTTGGCGGGAAAGGCATTGAAGCGGCACGCGAATACGCGATCAGAGAGGCGCAGAAAGCGACCTATCGAGACACCAATGCGTTTTCACAGATGATCTCCGATCTCGGCAGATACCGTGGGGATAACAAGATGAAACGCCTCGGAAGCACCCTCGCCGAAGGAATCCTGCCGTTCCGCAAGACACCAGCCAACATTCTGGTGCGCGGCGTGGAATACAGCCCTATTGGTTTCCTCAAAAGCATAAGCTATGACCTTGTGCAGGTGCAGAAGGGGAATATGCAGGCGACCGAAATGATCGACCGGGCCGCCGCCGGACTGACCGGCACGGGGTTGATGATGCTCGGTCTTTATATGGCGAGAGAGGGCATTCTTCGCGGCAGCGGCGGTGATGACGAGAAGAAGAAAAAGTTCGACGAGCTGCAAGGACATCAGGAATACGCACTGGAGCTGCCAAATGGCACGAGTATTACGCTGGATTGGCTTGCGCCGGAAGCGCTTCCGTTTTTCGTCGGGGCAAACCTTTACGAGCAGATGCAGGCGAACAACGGGTATCTCACTATGAGTGATATGCTTCAGGCAGCAAGCAACGTGACGGACCCTCTTCTTTCCATGAGCTGTCTGCAAAGCTTGAACGACGTTTTTGACGCGGTGGGGTATGCGTCCTCCGGGGACACAAACGCACTAACCAGTGCGGTAGCAAGCGCGGCGACGAGTTATCTGACGCAGGGTATCCCGACGGTCTTCGGGCAGGCGGAGCGCACGGGCGAAAGCGAGCGCATGACGACCTATACGGATAAGAACAAATTCCTGACGCCGGATATGCAATATGCGCTCGGCAAGGCCAGCGCGCGTATCCCGGGCGTTGACTACGGGCAGATTCCCTTTATCGACGCATGGGGGCGCACGGAAAACTCCGGAGGCGTGGTCGCGCGGGCATTTAACAATTTTGCGAATCCCGCGTATACCTCGAAGGTAAGCGGCAGCAAAATGGAAGATGAATTGAGCCGCCTATATGAGGCGACCGGTGAGGCCAAAGTCCTGCCGCAGCGCGCACCGAAATCTTTTACCGTGAATAAGGAAAACAAACAGTTGACCGGCGAGGAATACGTCAAGTACGCCACAAAGCGCGGGCAGACTTCCTATAAGATTGTCAGCGAGCTCACGGGACTTGCGAGCTATAAGTCCATGAGCGACGGCGATAAGGCAGATGCCGTTGCGAAAGCCTACGAATATGCCAACATCGTTGGGAAAATGAGCGTGAGCAATTACCAAACGGACGGGTGGGCGGCAAAGGCCATAGATACCGTCAAAAAAACGGGCGTTTCAGAAGCCCAGTATATTGCGCTCTATTTGGCAAAAGGCGGGATTGAAAGCCTGAAGGACAAAAACGGGGATACCATCAGCAACAGTGAAAGCTTACAGATCATGGAGCTTGTATATCAGCAGAAGGGGCTTTCCGATGAACAGCGTGCAGCCCTCTTTGAGGACTTCGGCGTCGGAAAGAGCATTCGCCATTGGAACCGCGCGAGAGTGGACGAGCAGCTTGCAATCGCACGGAGGAAAGCGACGTAAAGAAAAAGAACCTGTCGGTGGTCCGACAGGTTCTTTTTCCCCGTGGTGAATTTGCGGAGGCGGCATGATAGGCTCAATGGAGAACACCATAAAAATAAGGGGGGCGTGAAAAATGGACAATGCAAAGCACTACGATGACGCAGACATTGCCTTGATTGACGCGCGGTGCAAGAGCAACACGCACAGGATCAACGAGTTGCAGGAGCACCAAACGGCACTTGACAGGCTGGCAACGTCTGTCGAAGTGCTGGCGACCAAGCAGGAGACCGTTGAAGGAGACGTCAAGGAGATCAAAGAGGATGTGAAAGCCATCACGGGCAAGGCAGGGAAACGCTGGGACAGTCTGGTCGACAAGGCTCTCGCGGCGCTGGCGGGCGCGTTCATCGCGTGGCTGCTGTCGGGTGCAGCCGTATGAAGAAGCTGAGAAAGCGGGACAAGTACGTCATCGCGGCAGTGCTCAACCTCTGCTGGTACTGCATTGCGGTGCTCGTATTGACCGCGCATGACAAGGTAGTGCCGGACAGCCTGACCGTCGCATGGTTCGCCGCGTGGACGGCGGAACTCGGCCTGCTGGCGGGAATCAAAATCAAAGGAAAGGACGAATAAAATGAACGAAAGAATCATCAAGCGTATCGCAAACCTCATGAGCGTCAAGAGTATCGTGACGCTGGTGCTGACGGGCGTATTTGCGTACATGGCCGTGACGGGCAACATCTCGCAGGACTTTATGACGATTTATGCGGTCATCATCGCGTTCTACTTCGGCACGCAGTCGCAGAAGGCGCAGGACGTGATCGACGGCAAGGGTGACGGCAATGTATCACAGTAGGGACATTGCCGACCTGCGGGCGGACGTGCGCGCAAACTGCGTCATTTTCCTCGACCTCTGCAAGGAGGCGGGGCTTCCGGTGCTCGTGACCGAGACAGTACGCGATGACGAGTATCAGCGCTATCTTGCCGCAAACGGCTACGCGGCAAAGACCGCGACGCGCCCGACGTTCCACGGTGTCAAGGCTGGGCTGGCGTTCGACATCTGCAAAAACGTCAAGGGACATGAGTACGACGATCCGTCGTTCTTTGCCCGCTGCGGGCAGATCGGCAAGCAGGTCGGCTTTTCGTGGGGCGGCGACTGGAAGAAATTCCCCGACAAGCCGCATTTCCAATGGGACGACCATATGCGATACACAGGGAGCATGATCTTGGCGGGCAAGTATCCGCCGGAAATGGAGGAGTACATGGATCAGGCAACGTTTAACAAGATGATGGACGCATATTTGGCGCAGCTGCGCACGAAGCCCGTCTCCACGTGGGCGGCGAAAGACTGGGCGGCGGCAAAAACTGCGGGCATCACGGATGGCAGCGCCCCGCAGGGGCTTATCACGCGGCAGGAAGCCGTGGCGATGATCCAGAGAGCGACAAAATAACGTGTCCTAATCGGGCACAGGAAGGAGCGGGCGGCGAAAGCCCACGCGCAAGCGCCTCTGCAAGCCCTACACGGGCATGGACAGTCAGCACAGGTCGATCCGCGCGCAATTATCCTCTATGGCCCCCAAGCGGGCCGTGGCGTATATCTTATCGTTTGAGCTGCCGGCGGACGAGGCGGCGTGCCTTATCGAGTGCGACGTGCGACGCAAGAGCTACGCGCAAGTGTGCGCAGCGCTGCACCTGTCACCGGAGGCAGTCAACCGCTGCCGCAGGCGGGCATACAAAAAAATCGCAGATGGACAAAGAGAGCACCGAGGTTAATCGGTGCTCTCTTTTTTGACTTCACTTTGCTTTGATTTCGTCCCGCTCCTTCGCTTGGCGTCCGCGCGATGCTGGACCTCTTTTCGGTGGGCGGCGGCGCACTCAGGGGAGCAGGTAACGGTGGGGGTGCCGGAGGCTATCTCCCGGCCGCAGACAACACATACCTTGATGCCGCTGCGGGGGTTTTTGCGGCGTTTTATGTAATAATCGTGTTCGGCGTTCCAGTTTTTTGACTGCGCGCGGTCAATTTCGCGGACGGCATCTGGTGCGCATTTTGGACAATACTTTTGCAAGCCAGATTGGATGACATACTCTCCACCGCAGATCACGCAGTTATCGATATCTCCCAGATGCCGGGAAAAACCGGTGGCCCGATACTTTTTCTTCCGGGCCTTCTGCCGCTCTGCCCGACAGGTTGGGCAGTAGCTGGCTCGGGGCCCTCCGATGAAGTTGGCCCCGCAGGTGTGGCAGGTTCGCGTGCGCAAGGTGGTCGACCGGGATGCGGCAAGGCAGTCCTCGCACTTCGCCTGCTCTGCGCGATCGGTGGAAAAAATCTTGCCGCAGGTTACACATTTTTTAGTCCGCATAGCGAGAATTGATCTGGCCGCAAAACCGACGATCGTTGTACAATCCAACGGCCTGTGCGAGCAACAACCGCAGATAGTCGGGGCAGTGCCTTGCACCGGACTCCCAGTCCTCGATAGATCGGCGAGGGATGCAAAAGCGAGTTGCAAATTTCGCCTGAGACAGACCTGTATACTGGCGGATATCGCAGATCGTCAGGTGGGCAACATCCCAAATATCACTGATCTCGTCAATTCGCTCCGCCGGAACATCTTGATTATCGTCGTCCCAAATGGAACTAAAAGCCCAATCGGAGACAAATGCTTCGCGGGACGCTCCCTCGTTTGAGAGCGCGTCCGAAAAGATGCTGTAAAACTGCTTATCGGTCATGGTAAAATCCTCCTTTAATTCAGTTCTTCGACAAAAACGAACATGTCTTCATCGCGGACAAAATCGCCGTTTTCGTCGTACTTGCCGCAAGCGCCGTCTTCGTTCGCTTTGTTCGCGGTCTCGATGCAGTAATCCACATCTTCGACGGTGTAGGTGTCGGTCTCTTCATCGTACGGGAGGGAGCCTGCGTTAAAGTAATCGGCGCTCCAATCAGGGTCATAGCCGGAACCGTTCCAACGCTGGATCTTGATCTCCACGGTTTTCTTTCCATCGGTAAGCTTCATTGTTATATCCTCCTGGGCTGTTGCCCTTTTTTGTTTGCATGATTATATTACCACGCATTGCGTGGTATGTCAAGAGGCTTTTGAAATATTTTTTGACCAAATAACGACCAAACGATGACCATTTGCAGGGCGCGATCCACGGTATGATTGAGGCACCAAAAGGAGGTGCGCGCATGGGATATTTCGGCAACCCTTATCAGATGGGGTATAACCCCTATTCAGGATATGCCCCTGCAAGCCCACAGAACGGCGCAGGAGCGATGCAAGGCTTTGCGGGTCAAATTACCCGCGTGAACGGAAGAAATGGCGCAGAGGCGTTCAGGCTCGCTCCGAACAGCTCTATTTTGCTGATGGACGAGAACGACCCCATTGTCTGGCTCAAACAGACGGACGGCGCTGGGTATGCCACCGTCACGCCGTACACGGTCACACCGTATCAGGCGGCTGCGCCGGTAGACGTCAACAGCCTTGAAAGCCGAGTAAAGAGATTGGAGGAAATGCTCAATGCCAAATCCGATGATGCAGATGCTACAGGGAAGCAGCAGAAGACCAAATAACCCCCTTGCAATGTTGGGAGAATTTCGCAAGTTCGCGCGAGGCATGACACCGCAGCAGGCGCAGCAGGAAATCGAAAGGCTCTTGCAGTCCGGGCAGATGTCTCAGGCGCAGTTTCAGCAGCTCCAAGAACAGGCAAAGGAGTTTATGCAATTTCTGAAATAAGCCGGTGCGCAACGGTTTATTTATAAAATTTTTTCAGGAAGGAGTTTTGACACATGGATAGTGGTATGTCTCTCAGCGATATCGCCGCGGTCACCCGCGGTGCGAACGATGAGAACGGCTGGGGCTCCGGTTGGTTCCTCATTGTCGTGCTCTTCCTCTTCATGTTCGGCTTTGGCGGCAACGGCTGGAACCGCCAGGGCGAGTTTGGCCAGTACGCCACGGCTGCGTCGCAGCAGGAGATCCTTTTCGGCCAGCAGTTCGGCCAGCTGAACGACCGCCTGACCAACATCGGCAACGGCATCTGCAATCTCGGCTACGAGATGCAGGGCGGCATCGGTCAGCTGGGCAAGGAGGTCGCGCTCGCGCAGAACGGCACGAACATGGCCATCATGCAGACCGGCAACGACATCCAGCGCCAGATGGCAGACTGCTGCTGCACCACGCAGCGCGGCCTTGACGCCATCAACGCCAACATCGACGCTAAATTCGCAGCGCTCGAAAAGAGCCAGCTCGAAGGCCGCATCGCACAGCTTGAGCAGGCCAACAACCAGCTCTATCTGCGCGAGCAGATGTGCGGTGTCGTGCGCTATCCCAGCGGCTACACTTACAGCGCGGGCAACTCCCCGTTCTGTGGCTGCGGCTGCGGCAACGGCAACATTTGACGCCCTATTCGGCGAGGCAAGCGGGGCGGCAATAGCTGCTCCGCTTTTTAATTTTTTAGGAGGGTAAAAATATGAGTAAGTCTGCAATTTACACGACCAACGTCAGCAATCCCACCGTGCCGGTCGGCGGCATCGTGCCGGTCGGCTCGACGACGCGCCGCTATGGCTGCAACATCCGTCAGGACGGCAACGCGATTACACTGTGCGGGCAGGGCTATTACCTTGTCAATGTCAGCGCGACAGTCGCACCCACGGCTGCCGGTACGGTCAGCCTGACCGCGCAGAAGGACGGCGTCGCCATCATCGGCGCTACGGCAGCTCAGACGGTCGCAGCAAACGGCGTGGCAAACCTCACTATTACGGCTATTATCCGTAACGCCTGCGGCTGTGACGGCTCTCTTCTGTCGCTGGCGCTCGACGGCGTGGCATCGGTCGTCAACAACCTTGCGGTCACGGTCGAAAAACTGTGAACGACGATTCAGATGCTCTGCTGCTCGGGATAATTTTGCTGCTATTTGCTAATGCCATAAATAATGTCGAAGCTGCAGAAAGCGAGGAAGAAAATGAAACTCATTGAAAAACTGTCGGCAATGGTCGACGAGGAAATCGAGGACGCGATGAAGTACGCGAAATGCGCCCTCGAGTACAAGGACGAATTTCCCGCTCTTGCGAAGACGTTTTACGAGCTTTCCGGCGAAGAGATGCATCACATGACGATGCTCCACGCCGAAGGCGCTGGCGTCATCCAGAAGTACCGGCAGGAGCACGGCGAGCCGCCCGAGGGCATGAAGTGTCTCTACGACTATCTGCACAGAAAGCAGATTGAGAGGGCTGCCGACGTCAGACGCCTGCAGGACATGTTCCGGGAGTAGACCTGTTAGGGATTTGTTAGCAACCGCGAAGGAATGAAGCGGAATATTGAAGTATTTAATCCTGTGTTGTTACATTTATTCCGCTTTATTCCGTGTTATTGTAACATAATTCCACAAAGCGCGCGCTCGTAGCTATTTGACGTGCATGGGGTCACAGGTTCGAGTCCTGTACCGCGCACCA